TGTTTTTGAGATTTTTTGATTCATGTATCTATTATAACACTATTCTTAAAATTGTAAATATCGACTATCTTTTAAAATAACACTTTGCACAAATCCAGATTTTCTTAATTTTATCTAGATATTTTGCACCCTTGAATTCCTGCTTGCACTCACCGCAATATTCTTTCATATTTTACATGAGCAATTTTTATTTTTTAATACTTCGACCTGTTCAGCATATGTTTGCCATTGTTTATTTTTTCCAGAATATTGACCAAAAATAAATTTTGGCAATTCTTTTGGATGATAATTTCTTGAAAGCATTTCATTTCTAACAAGTTGCAATCGAGTATAAAGTAAATGTGGTTTACCAATAAATTCAAGAGTTGCGGGATGATTTCGATACCCACTTTTATTTTCAGTAATAATTTTATACATTCCAAGGCCTTCACGCCACATTGCACATAAATGTTTTTGACAAAGCTTAGGAATTAATTTTTCATGCCAGATTCTCATTGTAATTTTTTATTCATTTTGTCTGATAATGTTCTAACTTCAGCATACTCGAGTTTTGCACCATTATCGCCCATAACAACTCTATTTGGACGTTTAGTAAATTCATTTTCGTCAGTTGGAATAATCGAAATCATAAAAGAAGGATTAAAAATACCTTGTTTGATTCGAATTAACTTTTCAGCAATGTTGTTTTGAATTTTCTCTAAATCCTCTTCATCTAATTTTATATCATCACCTTTTGAAAGTACAAGTTTATATATCATACAATTTTTCGTTTATTTTCTAATTTCTCTTTATGCTCATCATATTTTCGACGGGCCCAGCCTATGAGAGTAGCATAATGATTTTTATATCTAGCACCTTTAGATGCTATGTACGAAGACAGCTCTTCGATAATGACCTTCGTATTGTTTTCGCCTATCTTTATGCAAAGCTTTTCAAACTCGAAGTCAGTTAGGAGAACGTTCTCGAATTCGCCGTACTTCTTCTTTTCTTCTTTAGTGGTGAGAGCTCTGCTCTCTTCTTTCTTTAGATTAGATTTGATTAGATTAGATTTGATTAGATTAGAGGTGGTATCCATACTGTATCCATACTGTATGAATTTCTCTAAAATATCTTTTGGTACCAAGGCTATTTCATTTTTAATGCCAGTTTGCACTGTCGGTGACTCATTTTTTTGATTTTTGACAAAATTTTTCAAACAAAGCCACCCATCTGCATAATAAACTTTGTTGTCTCTTGTGAAACGATGAATTATTTTTATGACCATTTCTTTATCAAGACCAGTTTCGACTGCTATTTTTTTTAGTGGTATCTCATAAATACCTGCTATATTTGTTGATGTATTCGTCAAAAAATACATGAACATTAACTTTTCACTTGGGTCTAAATTTGAGAAATAGTCGTCATCCCAAATCTTTGTGTTTATCATTCTATGCTTTTGCATATACTTAACATTTTTAGTTTTCTCTCAACTCAGCTTTGAACTTTCGCCGCATTGTGAGTAGCGAATTTCGAGCTTATCGCTTTGTAGGTAATAAGCAGCTGATGTGAGAGAACACAATACTAAATTTATAATAGAACTAATCCATTATATACTATTTAATTGAATTTGTACAATTGTACATTTTTTAAAATTTGTATCATAATGTTTAAAAATTGTACAAATAAAATTAAACATGATATAATGGGTATAAGAGGATAACATGAACATATTAAATTATTAAGTCATTGATTATCTTCTTAAAAACAATTCTTTGAAAAATTAATACCTCTGAGGATATCGCAAGAAATTATATCATATGTCAGTAGTTATGTAAATAGCGAAATGGGATATGATGCACGACTTCTTGGAGGTATTAGTTAGAGAAGAAAATTATTAGCTTTGTATCATTTCAATAGTCTATTATATAGATTGCTGAAATGAAAAAGTTCGCAACTCATAGCGGAATTAATAATGCATCAAGAAATAACAATTATGCAAGAAGGAGTCTTGGCACTAAAAACGAATGATAAACTTACTCATATCGTTTACCAAGACCAAAGCAAGCACTCATCAATAATCTACAAAGTTGTCGAATGTGGATTTGATGATATAGAAGAATTATTAAAACAAACAAATGAAAACACACACAATAACAATTAGTGAATATCAACGTCAATATTTATCAAGACTCGTAATGAAAGATATCGAGTCTGCAAAGAAGAAAGACTTTCCTGTGTCGGAGGAAGTCGAGAAATTAGATTTAATTTTACTTAAAGACTAACATGGAACAATACATTCATAGCTTAGGATTATTATTAGAAGATGTTTCGATAGACACCACTGGAAGATTGTTTATCTTAATTGATGGCGTAGACACTGAAGGTAAATCAGCCTATAAACAGATAGAAATTCCAGAAGAGTATCAGACATTTGAAAACATCGAACTTATTAGACAGCAAAAGAAATGCATTGGTTGTGATGACCCAAATCCAACTAAATGCGATAACAAAATGTGTCATAGTTGCTGGCTAAGAGAAACAGATGATGGTCGATCAGAATTAAACGAAGAATAATTTATGTATATATTTTATAACAATGGAATGTACGTCGGAAGATTGAGTGGTCAAGAAGCAACTGTCTTTGGCAAGACTCGAATGAAAGTTATCGAAACATTATTAGCAATTAATCAATATCAAAATGACAGACGATAAAATAATCAAAGATGCTCAGTATAGAAAAGGATTAAGTATTGCTTTCTTCAATGCGACAAATGCTGCAATTCAATTGTATACGACTATTCATAGCAGTGGAGCAACTCAAGAAGAAACAAGACAATTTATAAAAGAGACTAGACAATGGTTTCTCGATGAGCATAATGAATATTATGCAAACGTGATTGCACAAGTCGGATTAAATTATAATGCAAAATCAGTTATTGAAAAGCTACAAGCATGCAAAACTTTAGATGAGCTCACAACATATTGGGTCTCCATCACAGCAGACGAACGAAAAGATGGTGAAATACGAAAGGTCGCAGGAGAAATGAAAATTAAATTACAATGAAATTCTTAATACTCTTTATTATCATCTGGTTTCTTGGAGCATACATAGGAGTTAATCCATATGCGAGAGTCAATCCTGAAACAAAACTATTAGAAATTAATTTCAATGGATTTACAAAATGAAAAAACACACTAACATAGAACAAGGCACAGACGAGTGGTTTCAAATCCGCAAAGGTAAAATCACAGGAACAACTCTTAAGCAGATTATGAAAAACAACTCTACTCGTCAAGAAGCAATTTACGAAATCATCGCCGAAAGACTTACTTCTGGATTGTCAGCAGAAACAGACCACGAGAATGCTATGGACAGAGGAAATCGTTTAGAACCCGATGCAATAGCTTTTTTCGAATTACAATATGGCGTTCAAGTTGAGAGAGTTGGCTTTTGTGAAGATGACACAAATCCACTCATAGCTAACAGTCCTGATGGTTTGATAGGAGACACTGAAGCTATCGAAGTTAAATGCCCTGGAGGAAAGAATTATGTAAAGATGTGGCTAACAAACAAAGTTCCTGATGAATATTATTGGCAAGTTCTTCAATATTTTATAGTCAACGAGAAGCTTGAAAAATTGTATTTTGTTGGCTACCACCCAGATATTGAAGTTCATCCAATGCATGTTATTGAAGTTTATCGTGGAGACCTTGAAAAAATGATTATTGACGCAAGAGAATCACAAGAAGCCTTCTTGTCCGAAGTAGCTTCTATATTAAAAACAATAGTAAAATTATAATGAACAAATACGATTTAGGTTTAGTTGCATCATTGCTCGTGACAATAATATTTCTTGTAATGACTGGATTTACAGTGGAAAACAAGCAAGATATTCGTCAAGCAAGCGTTGCATGTATAACAGCAAATGGAGTGATGGAAGTTCAAAATGATGTGTTTATTTGTACAAAGGTCGATGCAAACATTAACAGTAATAATTAAAAATCATGATTTATAAAAAAGTGGTATCATTAGGAGCGGGTTATGCAAGCCCAACATCATACGAATATGATGGAAAAAAATTCGATGCTGACATCAAAGATGGAGATATTATCAAAATTGTAGATGCTGGCGCAGTAGTGCAAGGAAAGTTCGCAGAGCAAAAAGTTCATAAGATTGAGACAAGAAACGGTGTAAAAGCTCTTCCTCTTAATCAAACATCGATTAACAATTTAATTGATGCTTTCGGAGAAGACTCAGACAACTGGGTTGGCAAGGAAGTCAAGTTGTGGATATTCAAAGTACCAAAAGAAGGCAAAATGACTTATCAAAAGTATTTAGCTCCTTCAAATTGGGAAATGGATGAAAATGGCAAGTTTATTAATCCAGGCGCTGATGCAGTCCCATCAGACGATAATGATATAGAACTCCCATAATGTTCAAAGGTAGATTTACAACTGAAGGGCTTGGATTTGTCTTTAGTGATTGGACTAAAGCAAAGCTTAAAGAATATATCAAAGCAAATCCAGGAGCACCATTTGTGCTAAAGCCAATTCTTCCAGAAAGTAGCTCAATGAGAGGATTTTTTGAAGGAGCAATTTGCCCTTTAGTTGCATTCTATCAAGAAGGAATGGACCATAAAAATTCAGAAGACATTAGGACAGTACGTGAGTGGCTCAAAATTGAGTTTAATGGCACTGTAGTAGAGATAAAAGGTAAACTCCACACAGTTGCACAATCAACAAAATATAAGCTGAATCAGGGCTTTCTAGAACGTGTCCTTGATTACATTATTGAAAATTATGCTCCACCTATAGAAGCATTAGACACTAATGGATATAAAGATTGGAAAGCAAGAATATATCCATACGGTGGTCCTGATAACTATATAGATTATCTGGTCGAAATTAATATCTTAAAAAAAATTTAGCATGGAAAATATCAACCCAGAAAAATATTACTCAGTAGCAAAGTTGGCTAGCATGAAGATATTGCCATGGGCAAGTCCAATGACTCTTCGAAAAAGACTTAAAAATGATAAGTGGAATAACATCTTTAAGCCTATCATCGAAGAAAAAGAAGGAAAATTGTTTATGTTTGTCAAAGGTGAAAATATTATTAACTTTTTAACAATGGCTAATAACGGCCAATTATAAAAATGAAAACAGCTATCAAAAAATCAAAACGAATTATTAAAATGACTCCAGCTAAGATTACAAGAATGCATTTGATGATTAAGAAAGGATATTCACAACGTCGAATCGCTGATATCTTAAAAGTCTCGACAGCATGTATCTGGTACTGGTTGAAAAAATAATCCCATGATATATAATTACCCTCGGCCTCAAGATGTATATAATGACACTGTATTCTTAATGGCAGAAACAGTTGACAGCAATCAATTTTCAAAATATGTAATTCCTTTTCGACTGGGAAATACAATCAAGCAAAAAATAATCACTCATGATTTTCTTCTTGCAGCCATTGACCGAGGGTTAATTATAAGAACACGAAAAATAGGAGCATTTAACGACAAGGAGTTTTATCGAATACCCCTTGAATTACAACTAACTTTATTTTTAACTATATGCTAGAATCAATGATTGAATTTCAAATTGCATTGCAGAAAAAAATATATCCAGGATTTGACCCAGCAAGAATGTCTTATGAAGACAAAGTCAATATGACAAAGCAATTCGTGTTATATGCACATGAAGAGCTTGCAGAAGTTATGCAGGCAATGAAATATAAAACATATCATAAATACGAAAAAGAATACAATGAGAATGATATAAAAATAGAAATCATTGATTGCTTAAAATTTATCTTAAATCTTGGTATACTATGGGGAATGGAAGCTGAAGAGTTTAACCAAGTTTTCATGATAAAATCAGAAGAAAACATTAAAAGATTAACAACAATATAATGAAAAGCCAACAAACATTTTTAAAAATATTTCAGGATTTAGCAAACAAAGGAAAGTTCGTATCTCCTCGTGGACAACTCATCAAAGAGATAGAAAACTACAATTATGTATTACCACCATTTGTTCGCTTTTCAAGTTTTAAATCTCGTAAACTAAGTATCTCATATCTGAAAAAAGAATTTCTGTGGTACTTAAAAGGAGATAAATACGACACATCAATAACAGAGCATGCTTCAATGTGGAAATTAATAATGAATGAAGACGGCTCATTTAACTCTAATTACGGACAATACTTTTTTGGAGAAAAACAGTTTGCTCAAGTTGTCAGTATTCTAAAAGAAGACAAAGACTCACGTCGAGCAAGTATTTTACTACTAACAAAAGACCATGTTGCATCAAAAACAAAAGATGTTCCATGCACATATGCATTAAATTTTAGAATTCGAGAAGGAGTCTTAAATATGACAGTGCATATGAGAAGTCAAGATGCTATTTATGGTATGGGCAATGATGCACCGATTTTTAGTTTTATACATGAAATGATGTTAAATGCATTAAGGAGGTACTATCCAACGTTAGGTTATGGTAATTACCACCATTTTGCAGACTCATTTCATATTTATGAAAAACATTTCAATATGTTAGCAAATATTTTAACATCAAATAGTTTTACAGAAATAAGTTGTCCACATATTTCTGGTCCAGATGAAGTCGATTTTTTGCTTAAAATACATACACACAACAAAGAAATTCCAATACAATATCAATTTACAAAATGGCTAATGAATAATTAATATGAAAGCAATTAATAGTTGGGACACAGAAAAAGGAATATGTATTGTTGAGAAAAAAGATGGCAAAAGAGTCTCAACTTATATTGATAATGTTCAATGGTATTTCTGGATGCTAACTGAAGATGTCAAAACTCACAATCAACTACTTGGAAGATATCATCGCTTAGGATTATTAATTCGTAAAGAAATTGTTGGAGAGTATACAAAAATCTATGCACGTAAAGAACGTGGCGACATGAATATTGAACAGTTTCGAGAAGAATGCTATAATCGACATATCAAATTATTTGAATTTGACTTATCAAAATCAAAACGTTATTTAATTGACAATAAGATTCCAATAGAAACAGATTTAAAAGTATTATACTTCGATATTGAAACAGATGACAGCATTGGTAATATAGAAATTGGTCGTGACAGAATACTATGTTGGTCAGCATGCGACCAAGCAGGAAAGACTTTTCAAAAACATGGTGATGAAGAAAAAATTCTTCGCAGTTTTATTAGGCTAATAGATAAATATGATATCATTTCCGGTTGGAATTCTGAAGATTTCGACCTACCATATATTCAACTTAGATGTGAAAAATATGGAATAAAATACAATTGGAAAACAATAATTCATTTAGATATGCTTCAAAGAGCATTTAAACTATACTCGTATGATGCAACTCATATCGGATTAAAAGATTTTAAGTTAAAAACATTTGCATCTTTCTTTTTAGGCGAAACAAAAACAGAGTTAGATGGTATGAAAATACATCAATTATATGCAGACAATCTTGATTTGCTACTTGAGTACAACATGAACGACTCTATACTACTACAAAAACTCGATGAAAAATTAAAAATCACATCGCTAATGATAACAGAATGCGAACTCACAAATTCATTTTTAAACAAATTCTATGTCGGAGAGCTACTGGACAACTATATTCTTAGACAGGCTAAAGAAAAAGGTATTGTGTTGCATTCTAAACCATCTAAAGAGCAACTCAATGACATGAGAAGTATTGAAGTCGCTGGTGGGTATGTTAAAACACCTGTCAAAGGATTCTATGAATCAGTGCATATTTGTGACTTCAAAAGCCTATATCCATCAATCATAGTTGGTTGGAATATTGGTATTGATTCATTAAATGAAAAATTAACTATCGACGGTCAGATATCTTTTAAAGAATTTCTTGGTGATAATAAGATAGAAGACAAATCATATACTGAATGGTTTGCATTTTTACAATCTGAAAAAACAAGACTTGACCCTGCAAATGAATATATACAAACTGCAAATAATGCCTTTTTCAAAAAAGATAAAGTTAGTTTTGTTGCTAACATTGTTCAAGATTTTCTAAATTTACGTAAAGAGTACAAACAAAAGCTAAAGCATCTTGCTTTCGACACTGCAGAATATAATACAACATATGCAAACGAACGTGTCTTTAAAGAATTAGCAAACTCAATGTTCGGTATTACTTGTGAAAAAGCATCTAGATATTTCAACAAATTTACTTCAGAAGGCATTACAATGACAGGTCAATTTTTAAATAAAAAAAGTGCGTATATTTCTGAACAGCTTGGAATGAAAGTCATCTATGGAGACACTGATTCGATTTTTGTTGTCGGCATTGACGATTTTGATGAAACAATAGACACAATTAATAATACACTCAAAAAAGAGTTAGATGCTGACTTTGGATTATTTAATAATATTGTCTTCCTAGAATATGAAAAAAAGTTTAGTAAATTCATATTACTTGAAAAGAAAAAATATTCTGGAGTGCTTTGCATGAAAGACGGTGTTGCTACAAACAAAATTTATTCTCGTGGTACAACAGACGTTCAGAAGTCTAACACTACATTTGGCAGAAAAACATATCTTGAAGCAATTAACTTAATTTTTGCAGATAACACAGTTAATGATATAATAAACTATATAACAAATATTAAAGCAGAGATATTTAATAAAGAAGTTCTTCCAGAGCATTTAGTTAAGCATATCAGAATTAGTAAAAACGTTGACGAGTACAAAGTTGATTCGATCAATAAACGTTTAGTGACTCGTTTACTTGCAGAGCAAAAAATTACACCAATCGTCACGAGTTCAAAAAAAGTGGGTACAAGACTTGATTACATTATTATCAAACAACATGGTCGAAACGAGGCAATTTTATTAGAAGAATTAAATGGACACAACTATGACACTGAGTACTATTGGGTTAAAGAAATCTTTGCTCCAATAAAACGAGTGTTGAAAGTCGTATTCCCAACTGTCGACTGGGACAAATATGATGATGAAGTGTTGCATCCAACTTTATTTTAGTTATGTATAAACAAACAATTATCATTTTTGAAGGTCATGATATGTCAGGTAAGACTCATATCGCAGAAGCTCTTAGCAAAAAATTAAATATTCCAATCTTTAAAATGAATCGCACAAAGTATTTCTGGGACCCTCTTAGTTATCAAACATATGCGACTGAAGCAATTACACAAATGCTAGAGCAAACTAAGCAATCAGTTATTTTAGATAGAAGCTTCCCAAGTGATTATTTATATAGCAAATTATTTAAACGACCATATGACTATGAAAAACATTGGATTACTGATGGCAGGTTTGCTGCAATGGATACGTTAATAGTATACTGCTATAAGAACGAAGAATTCTATTTGCATGATGAAGAAGACAAAGAATTTATTTCTGTCACTGATTATAATAGAATGAAAGCAATTTACGATGATTTTTTTATTTCATCATGCTGCAGACACTGTGAATTAAATACATCAGACGAAAATCTTGACGAACAATTATCAATAATAATGAAATACATATGAGAATAGGAATCTACAAGCCAACAAAGAAAATATATTTTTATGAAAACACTGAAGACCATGCAGCATGGAGTGCTGAAATTGTTGACATTATTAAAATTTTTGTTAATCATCAGAATGAAGTTTACATTATGTCAGACACCGACTATGATAATTCAATTGAAAATGTATTTAAGCATGCTCATGAAAAACTTGACAAAATATTTGTTTTTAATGGCATGATGACAACATTTCAAGAAATTGATATGCTTTCAAAATTAAAACAGTTTTGTGATGATGTATCATATATTTTATCTGATATGAGGCTAAAACCTAATTTTCCATATTTATATAATAACATTTTTAGTCAATCAAAACGACTATATTCGTATGGAGCAATTCAAGAACATCAGTTAGTTGATTACAAACCAGAGATTGTTCAAGAAAAAACAATAGAATATTACTTTGGAGGCACTGAACGCGGCAGGTCAAATGACTTTATGAATTATATTATTAGACCCGGTTGTGTATGGACAGGTAAATCCGAGACTCTTGGTATTAGCAATTATGTTCCGCATCATAAGCATATCGAGCTTCTTAAAAAAGCTAAAACAACTATCATTATTGCAGACGAGGAGTATAACTTAAATGGCTTTGTGAATGATAGATATTACGAATGCGCTAAGTATGATGTCATATGTTTTGCTGATTCAAAATGGGACCCAGATGAGTTAATCATGAGAAAAGACGATTGGCGTCGAGTATCGTCTTATAACCAATTATTATTTAAGCAAAAAATGCTTCAACAAGACAATGCATTGTATAATGAAATATTAACAAAACAACGATTTGAATTATTTGCACGTTCAAAAGCGATTCAAATTTATAATTTATTAATTAACCAGACACAAAATATGTCTAAAGAATAAAATGAAATGCGATATTTGTAAAAAATATAGAAAAACTGCTCCACATTATGGAATGGTTCCAACACCAGATGGGCAAGAGATACAAGAATATGACTTTGCTGATTTATGTATGGAGTGTTCTAGAGGGCAATATCATTGGAATTTGCACGCAGAGTATATTAGACTTGGAAGTCAATTCTTAAGAAGATTAAAAACTAACTCGGCACAAAGTGTCAAAGAAGATGAATAAAGATATAGAAAACATAATAAAGAAAAACTTGCCAGAGAAGAAAGTAACAGTATGTTTTTGTGGCGAATTAATAGATGAATTTGATTCACATTCATATCATAAATGTGGTGCTTTTATTCCAAATAGGCGAGGGTTTGATAGAGAAGAAGAAGGAAAATTAGATGGTTTCAACCAAGCCCTCTCCCAAATAAACACCCCTCTCATAGCTGATGAAGTAAGAAAGGTTATTAAGAAAGAAATATTTGGTGAAAATTTAGATGAAGTTGATATGACTACTTATGGTTGGATTTTACTTTTACTAGATAACCTCTCCCTTAATAAGGAGAATAAAAACAATGGAAAAGATTAAGAAAGCGTGGATACAAGGTAATATAATTAGTTTTAAGAAACCTACTTACAAAAGTGCTGTGTTTGATTTAGAGGAAGTTTTAGTTATACCAATTAAAACTATAGAAAATAAAAACTTTAATAAAATAAGCAAAATTATTGAAAAATTATTAATTAAGGAGAATAAAAACAATGAATAAAAGAAAAAGACCAGCTATAAGAATAGGATATAATGTGCATTCTCCAGAGAGTGTTAATTATACTGTTGAAAGATATGGTGCAATAAAACCAGAAACATTAAAAGAAATAGTTGATTGGCTTAAAGAACACCCAGAAGAATATACTTTTGAAGTTGGAGAAGAATTTACTGAAAATCTTATTGGACAAAGAATTTCACATCCAATAATCAAGACAATTAGAAAAGGAAGTTCATTTTATAAAATTACAGATAATGAATATGATGCACAAAATACATTAGAAAATATTAGAGATAAAAATTGGGGGAAGTAATTTATTAACTAAGGAGAATAAAAACAATGAATAACAAAAAGAAAAAATATTTATTTATGGACATGGATGGAACAGTTTGCCACAGCAAACAGCAGATTATGAAAGATACTCTAGACTATCTGCAATTCCTAAAAATGAATGGCGTTATAATACATGTCATCTCAGGGGCAAAATTGCCACAGATGATGGACCAACTCCGCCCTCTTGAGTGCATCTTAATGCCCCAGAGTGGCAACGTCATGCCAAAGTGGAGGAATCTATTATCAAAAGCAGAGCAGGTTGAAATCTATGCCCATATTGCTAAGGTAAAAGTACGTTTTCCGCATCTATTTGACATCTCAAGAAAAGACCATGTTGACAATCGAGGAAGTCTAACTGCACTTAGTTTTACGGGTCATGGCGCTGAATACGCTACTAAAATCAACTTCGACCCAAAATGCATTAAACGATTAGAAGTTTTACGAGAAGTTCCTTTTAAAAGCAAGACTCTTGATTGTCAAATTGCTGGGACAACTTGCTTAGATTACACAAAAAAGAACGGCCGCAAAGGTGACAACATCAAGAAGTATATCGAGATGTTTAAGATTGACAAAAAAGATTGTATTTATTTTGGCGATGCGTTATTCCCAGGTGGTAATGATGCTAGCGTAGTTGGAGTAATAGACACTGTCGAAGTGTCTGGCCCAACAACATTATTAAGTAAATTAAGAAAAATATATGGAAGACAAAATATATTATAACCCAGATCGTGGAGAGATTACTATTGGTTTTACATGTGGTGCATTTGATTTGCTACACCCAGGTCATTTAAGAATGCTAAAAGAATGTCAATCACAATGCGACTTCTTAGTTGTTGGTCTACAGGAAGACCCATCAATAGACAGACTTGAAAAGAATAAGCCGATTGAAACACTTGAGGAGCGCAAAGAAAGACTTGAAGCTTGCAAATACGTTGATGATGTATTAGTTTACACAACAGAAAGAACTCTCGTTGACCTATTAAAATTTGTTCAGCCAGATGTTAGATTCATTGGTGCAGACTGGGAAGGCAAGCCGTTTACTGGTATGGAGTTGCCAATCAAAGTAATCTTCAATACGAGAAATCATAATTTATCAAGTTCAGCATTAAGAAATAGAATCAAGTCATAGTTCTTTAAAAAAGGAGGTAAATATGCTTAATGATATAGTTAAGCGAGCACTTGCTAATAAAATAGCAAAAGGATTTCCAATCAACTTAGAAATTGATTGTGAAAATATGCATCAAGAAGTTAATGAATTGCTAGTAGACGACGACAAAGCTAGCGAGCTTGCTGATATTATAATCTATTGCTGTGGCATAGCCGGATATCTAAACATTGATTTAGAACAGGCTCTTCTACAAAAAATGAGTAAAATAGAAGCAAGAAAAATAACTATCATCGATGGTATATATCATAAAGAAGAAGGCTGCACTTAGTGTGGCCTTTTATTTATATTTGTCAATTATCTTCTGATAGTCAGCATCAGAACGATATTCTCCACGAAGCGCAATGTAATGTCTTTGTTCTAGGTCTTTGAATTTCTTTTCTCCATACTTATTTAAAAGATAAACTGAATATTCTGCTAGGTTGCCAGATTTAAAATGATTGCATTGCAAACATTGAGCGTTAATATTCATTTCATCAAAGTCTAAACAAGCATGCCAAAAATGACCAGCTTGCAGTTGCTCATAAGAACCACACGTCACACAACGACCGTCTCTGTTTCGAATCCATTTAGAAAAAATACGCCAAGCTTTCGCCTTCATATTGATTTGTTTCATAGTCATATTATAATATAAAAAAAGGGGTAAGTAAATCACCCCTTTTTCAGTTTAATCTTTGCTCTGTGCAAGTTTCTAACTCGCAAATCTGAACAACTTCTCTTTTTTTGCCTTGCTCAATAAGAACAAGTCTTGTTGGGTCCATTTCTTTGACCTCAATGAAGAGATTTTCGCGTAGCACTGTTTTTAAATGCCACAGAGAATTGTTGTAATAGACTAACATGATGACCTCCGCTTTTTAAAGTGAATTATAAAAAGAATTAAAAATATTGTGAGCATAGAGCCTCATTTCTTTTGTCAAATAACATACTTTATTGAGGGCATTGCTGCCCTCTAAAAATATACTATCTGACAGTATTTTTAACTGTCGAGTATAATCCAACTGATGTCAATGCTATTATAAAGCCATTTTGAACGTCTTCCCATGAAATAGGAACATGACTAATAAAATAATATATAACTATCATCAAAAAAGTTAATGCTATAGCAACTAGAGGTATGTATCTAGAGCTAACGCCAAATGCTTTTTTGACAGCTTCAGTCAACCCAAGCACAATCATTCCTAAAACAATTGTATCCATGTTAGTTATTTATTTAATAATGCTCTTGTAGCAGGACCGACAATCCCATCTACGATTAATCCTTTTTTCTCTTGATATTCTTTGACTGCTTTTAGAGTAATTGTTCCAAAGAATCCTGTTTGCAGAATAGTAGGAAGACCAAGTCTTTTTTGTAGTTCTTTGACATCGTTATTTTTCATTCCTAATTTTAGAGTTTTAGTAAATAAGAATTTTTGAAAATCATAGTCTAATGTCCAAGTTTCAAATATGTATTTTGGTGTTAAGTACTCTTCACCTATCCATTGCCAACCACCTAAGCCTACATTTTTCCCCCAAGAATTTAAGAAGCCAATATATTTTTTACCATTTACAATTTTAGCCTTGCCTGCGTAAATCCAGTGTCTCCAAACATCATTTCCTATTGGGGGTTTTGGAAATACACTACTCCAAGTTCCATTATTCTTTCCACAAATGCCTAGTATCACACCTTTATTATCACGAATTTTTTGAGCTATACTTTCAACATCTATTGGAACGTGAACATAATCAAATGCTTTGTCTGTTAAAGCGTGAGTATATGCTTCAGCAGTTATGTCCTGTGGTCGTTGCATAAACGCTTCGCTTGGTGGCTTTCCATTATCATACGAAGAAGTTAATTTTTCACTGCCCCAACCTTTGTCTTTTACTACTTGGCAATTAGTTCTACCATACGAGCCAGCGGGTTTAACAAATGTCTGCGCATAAATAAACTTTGCAGATTTTTCTTCTTTATCTGGGTCTAGTACTTGCCCAAAATAACTCCAAGCTTGACCTCCACAAGAACCACTACCATTTTGGTCTTTAACATCTAACTTTTTGCCTATCTCTACCTCTACATCAAAACCTTTACTCCAATCAAATGGAGTGCCTACTTGTCCTGCATAAGTATAATCTCTTCTATCTTTTGGCGACTTTATAGCGCCTTTTCCAAAATTATTTTCATCCATATATTTAAAGTTAACTAATAATTAGCACATTTTTCCACGCTTAACTTTTACTGGCGCTTTCTTTAATTTGATTTTTATCTTCTTTGCATTAAGTTTAATTTTCATTTGTAATTTGAGCAGATAACAAAATCTTTTGAATATCTGCGACATTAACTGTTAATGTTTCGACTTTATTGTTTAATACTGCAACTGAAGTTTCAAGTTTTGAAAGTCCAGAATAGTATAAAATATATAATCCACCAATTAAGCTAAATACTGCTACAATAATAGTGATTCCATAGCCAACTATTTTACTAAACACTGCATTGTCTACTTTTTTACTTAATAATTCATCGATCTCTTTTATTGAATATTGTTGTTCCATTTAATAATAAAATTATGCTAATAATGTTTTTAACAACGCCCTGTCTTCTTCAAGGTGCTGTGATGCTTTTTCTATAACCCAATCTTTTTCAATACCACTTCCAATTCTTGAATAGTGGTAATGATTTACTTTACCTTTTGAAATCATTGCTGAATTCAAGTTGCTAGCTTTCTTCCAAAGCAAATCATCTACACAGTAATGATGAAATCTCGTATCAAATATCTCTCCACCTAGTTCTGGAATAAAGTTTCTTTCAATCATAAAATGCTCACAGATGTATCCTTCATCATTTCTAACGCCAGTATCAAAAGCAATTAATTGTTTACCTGTATCCATATATTCTTTGACTGCTAACATCAAAGAGTCAGGAGTGAATTCACAATCATTTGCTGCGTAGACTATTAGACTACCAGATGTATCATTAACGCCTTGCTTGACTTTATTCGGTACTGTCTCGTCACCTTCAATCACAGCAATATCTATTAAGTTCTGTGGGTAATTTAAAGCTCTAATTGAATCAACACATCGTTTGAGGCCTTCTTCTCTGCCTAAAGTTGGGATTATAAATGAAACACTTGGAAGGTTGTAATAGTACCGCAAATCTCTAAGATAGGTGGAATTCAATGGTTGATATTCTAAAGCCTTCTCAATGTGTTTTTGGGCCTCTGGAATGTTTCCAAGCCAACCATAACAAGTATATAAAAGCTCATGAGGATAGTTCTTATAATGAGAAACATCATTTGCATAGTAGTCAGTCCAAGGTATCTCTAGAGCAGCCTTTAAGTATGCTATCGCAGGAACGTATTGTTTGTTAAATAAATAAAAAGAAGCAATTTTAATTAAAGCTTCTCTTCTGTTTGGGTCTATATAAAAGCCAGCATTATACCAAGCTATTTGTTTTTCTGGTCTGTTTAGCATACCATAACAATCACCGATAAATATAGCAGATTGTGCTCTTTCTGCTGGCCATTTATTCATTGAAATATGTCTTTCAAATTCATCTATCGCTGAAAGAGGATGCCCTGTCCACATAAGTTCTCGTGCCAAGTAATGACTTTGTCTATCTTTTTCTGGATTTAAAAAACAATCATAAGCTAAACCAACAAGATAATTGCCTCTGTGTTCTTTTCCTTGCTCTTGATAGTGTTCTAGTTTGATAACTGATTCTGGTAATAATAATCGTTTCGCATCACCATCTAAAACTTCATGAACTATATTTGTCCATTTTACTTTTCGTCTATCAAAGAATTTACTTTGAACAAATTGAATTGATGAATTACCAAATTCATCGTGAGCGTATACGAATTGATATTCAAATTGCTCGTAGCCTTCAGAAATTAATCTATTGAGTTCGTCTATATTAAAAGTAGTATATGCTTCGTCTGCATCAAGTGAGCAAATCATATCATTTGAAGCAAGTGAAGTTGCATAATTGCGAGCCGAAGCAAAATCAAATAATTTGTTTCCGTCTTTGACGATAGTATCATTAAATCTTAAATTTATAGCAGTAGCGAGTGCTTTGTCAATTACAGTAATGAATTTTTCACCAACTTCTTCAACTTTCCAGCCAAGAGAACGTGCTAGTTCAGCAGTTCCATCTGTACTACCTGTATCTACAAGAATAAGTTCGCCACCACGACTAATAAACTCTTCCAATGATTTCGTTAATGTTGGAATTGTCCTTGCCTCGTTCTTAGAAATGCATACAATTGAAAATTTTGGTTTCATATATCTATTATATCACCATCTGCTAATAATTGGAACATATGTGACTGCTGGTCTATCTGTAAAAGTCCAGTCAAGGTTATTTCCACTATCTGTACTGTGAGTTCCTGCGTAAAATGGAACACTCCCATTTGCATCACAGTATGCTATATTTATATAGTCTACATCTACTGGATTTGCACAACTCCAAATATATTTAGTCGTTCCTGATAGTACAGTTATAACTGGCTCTGTGCCTGCTGCACCATTACATACTAGACTACTAAACGTAAATGTCTGCCCACCGACAAATCTTGGTTTTACGCCTGCACTTAATTTTAGTTCATTCATTGTCAGCCCTGAAGTACTGAAGTCTACAGTGCCTGTTCCCGCAGTGTCTATCCAAAGATTATTTATAGTTTTATTACCACCAGTAAGTGTTTTTGTTGTAGCGCTGTTGTTTGTTAGTTTTATTGTTCCGTTATTGTGAACAATAGTTGTACCTGCACCAAATGAAAATACATTTGAAGTACCATCGCAGGTTATCGTTCCCGAACTTAGAGTGAATGTGATAGAACTACCAACGTTTGCGTAAAATGCTCCAACTAGGTGGTCATTATTTGAAAATGTCAAATTTCCAGCTACCTGCATAACAAAGTTTCTACTTGAAGCATTTAACCCATCTGCAAACGTATATGTTCCACCTACATTGTAAAAACTTGCACCTTGTCCAAGAGATTTTCCTGCAAAATAAATATTATGAGTTCCTCTACCATAAAATGCCATCGCAGAACTAACTGTAAGTGTTCCAGAATTGGCACCTACGTCTAAATCACCAAAGATTGAAGTTCCTACTGAAAACGTAATATTTAATCCTGCAACTCTGTTTGTTGCGTTAAATGTAGTACAAAGTCTTGGCATATTCATTGTCGCAGTCCCGCTTCCTGAATTTGCTGTAAAGCGCAATTCATCTTGTGGCATTGGAGTTCCAGCACCCCCCGAACCTCCATCAGACAATGACCAGTTTGCTGAATCACTAGCATTTCCACCAGTGCCTCGCCAATATAAAACCTTTGCTGTGTCAAATGTTATACCACTATTTCCTAAACAATCGCCAACCACAGTGCCTGTCCACGATGCAGAACCTGCACCTGTTATATCTTGGAAGTCAGTATTAGTTATTGATAAAGTGCCATTACAAGTGATAGTTCTAGAAGTGCCAATAGGTGAACTTCCTATTAAAATTCTATTTGTTGTTGCATTGTTTCCTGTAAATGTTAATGAACTTGATACTGTTATATCACCAGTTAAGTTCCAACCAAAAGCATCGGCTCGCCCTGTAAATGATAAAGTATCATAAGTTCCACCACCGACGTTTGTAGCAGAACCTGCTTTTTTAATTAAACTTACTATATACCAAGTAGTTAAAATTTGGGTATTGTTAAATGTTTGAAAATTAGATAATGTCGCAGTGTTTGAAGTTAATGTTAATCCACTTGCACCAGTATTATTCCAAGAGCCTCCATTACTTGAAGTACTTCCTGTTGCATCTATTGTTGAGCTTCCAAGTGTTAAAGTAGCAGCGTTTGTACCACTTCTACTTATCGATAGATAGTTTGCTGTTGCCGCTGGTGATATGTTGTTATTTTGAGTATTAAATGTTCCAGTTGTAAATGTAATAGTACCCGCTGAGGCATATTTATATTCATCGGCGAGCTGTGTTGTGCCTCCATTTCCAGATATTGTTAAACCCGTCATTGTTTTTCCTGCTGTTGTGATTGTAGCAGTTCCTGTCGTCAGTGCCATTGTAAAAATTCCAGTGTACGAGTATGTCATACCTGAACGAAGTGTGAGACTTCCATAAAGTGACATATTTGCTGTTCCTGTTAGCGTTCCGACATAGCCTGTGCCATAAGTACAATCAATACTTTTTGCATGCGTATGCCCTGTTGTAATTGTACAGTTTGAAGAAATTGAGTTTGAAAAAAATACATCGTCTGACGAAGTTGGGATTGTAGCACCACCTGCACCTGATGCACTTGATGCATCCCATTTATTTCCAGCAGTTCCATCCCAGTTTGCGTTTGTAGATGACACCCAGTATCTCGTAGCGTTGTGAAGTGTTATACCATCTGCAATGTATGAGTGATCACCTGATATTGAGAACCAATAAAAAATATCAGTTTCTTTTCCAGCTACTTTTTTGACTGAAGTGACAACCATATTATTGTTGTCGTCATCATAAATAATATCGCCCACTTGTAAATCTTTAGCGTGTTTTACGTTGATGATCGAGTCGTCAGTAGTTCCATACCAAATACTTTGATTTTTAAAAAGTCTTTCAGTTCCGTTTATTAAATACCAATCAAACGGATCACGATGTTCTATCGTTCCAATATAAAAGGAAGTGCCATCTTCATTCTCACCATAAATGTCTTCATCCCAGTTTTTTCTATCCCAGGCTTCTTTTGTGAATTGCTCGGTTTTGATAACTGTATTCTCTAATTTTTCGCCCGTATATAAATCAAAATAAACGACTTTGTCGCCGACTTTGATATCTTCTGCATTTTTATATCCAGTTGGAGTTAAGATTTGCATGCTGATGTGACAACTACTCTTCCTTTTTTACAATTATCGCAAGAAATGTTAAGTTTGCCAGAAAAGTGTATGTTGTTAAATACTATTGGAATAATAATCGACCGATGACATGACGGACAGAAAAGATTTTTTGTTCGTGTATATATTTTTTCTTTTATCATGTTGTTTGAATAGTTATAAATGCTCCTTGAACGCCAGTTCCAGCACCATCACAATCTATTCTTAACAAGTCTCCAGTAGCAAGGTCGTCTGCTGAAGTGTTTATGACTGCTGCAGTTGTTGCATCTTTGGAATCGTATTCATTAGCATCAATCGTTAATAATGTACTCAAAACATCAGTGTATGTAAAATCACTTGTTGGTGAAGCTTGTCTTCCTCTAGCAATCTGGAATGTTGGGTTTCCTGATGTAGACTTCACTCGGATCGAAGCAGCTACTCCTGAGATATTTCTTCCATTTAAAGTAGAATCTATTCGAATATATGCTTTTCCATCTCCAGTTGTTAAAGTTGTTGCTCCATCTATAAGTTGTACTCCGATAGTATATCCTCCAACGGGTCCAGTGTATCCAGTGTAGCCTGTGGGGCCTTGAGTGCCAGTATATCCAGTATACCCAGTTGGACCCGTCACTGTCGAAGCAGCTCCTGTTGGACCAGTGTACCCTGTATAACCTGTAGGTCCGGTCACTGTACTTGCTGCTCCGCTTGGACCGGTATAACCAGTATAGCCCGTTGGGCCAGTCACTGTAGAAGCAGGCCCAGTATAACCAGTGTATCCCGTTGGACCTGTGACAGTAGATGCTGCTCCAGCAGGACCAGTATAACCTGTTGGGCCAGTCACAGTGCTTGCAGCGCCAGTTGGGCCAGTATAGCCTGTATAACCAGTTGGCCCTGTCACTGTTGAAGCTGCACCCGAAGGTCCAGTATATCCTGTGTAGCCTGTAGGCCCAGTGACAGTTGAGGCTGCTCCGCTAGGTCCGGTATAGCCAGTGTACCCAGTATAACCAGTCGCTCCAGCAGAGCCAGGTAAACCAGCTGCTCCAGTATAACCCGTATATCCAGTTGGACCAGTGACAGTGCTTGCTGCACCTGCTGGTCCTGTGTATCCAGTTGGTCCTGTCACAGTTGATGCTGGACCAGTATAGCCTGTGTAGCCAGTCGCTCCTTGAGAACCTGCTGCACCAGTGTATCCAGTGTAGCCAGTATATCCTGTCGCTCCTTGAGAACCAGCAGGTCCAGTGTATCCAGTAGGCCCAGTGACAGTAGAAGCAGCACCAGTTGGACCAGTATAACCTGTGTAGCCAGTGGGTCCAGTGACTGTTGAAGCAGCACCACTTGGTCCAGTATATCCAGTGTATCCGGTTGCACCAGCAGCGCCAGCAGTTCCGGTATATCCAGTGTAGCCAGTTGGCCCTGTAGCACCTGCTGTGCCACTTGGTCCTGTGTAGCCGGTATATCCTGTTGGTCCAGTTAGAGTAGCTGCACCAGCGGGTCCGGTATACCCTGTATATCCTGTATAGCCAGTGTATCCAGTTGGACCAGTAGAACCTGCACCTCCAACTACAGATAATGGCTTGCCAGGCGTTCCATCTCCAGTTAGAGTAGAACCATCAACAGCAACAGTAGACAATCCACCTCCATGTAAATAGCCTCGTCTTCCAATTTGAGAATTTATCGCTGAAATAGATTGGTCAAGTCCGCTAATGTTTGATGTTCCTAGTTTAAGTTTAGATCGCTTGCTCTCAGGCAATGCCATGATTTTATCTATAACTGAGATTGGGTCGATTTCAACATTTTCTCGAATAATCTTTAGCATGCTCTTTTGCTCAGGTAGAGCTTTAAGCATTAGATTCACAAGTTTCTTTTCATTTATTTGCTTATTGTTTATGATAGTAGGTGACGAAGGCTCTATAGAAGAAACAAGTTTTTCTGTATTTTCAGATGCCTTTTTTAAAATATCTTCTTCAGAAGGAATTGAAGTTTTTATATCTGCAACTTCTTTTGTTAAAACTGAAACAGCATCTGTCATTGAGGACTGAGAAGTAGACAGAAGTTTAGCTATCTCAGCAATCGCTTTACTTGTTTCATCAAAGTTAGAATTAAAGACATCAAAGTTTTCTTTAATAGTATCTGCAAAATCATTGAGAGTGCTGTCAATCTCTTTTTTGACATCATCGACATACTTAATGACTTCCTTTGTGTCACCCGTTTCAAGAGAAATATGCAAATTATTTTTTTGCTCTTGATTCTTTCTTATGAATTTTCCTTTTATTGGTGGTTGGTACATATATTATTTTTATTTTGATTTGTTAATTCTTCGCCTTTTAACACCATAGCCTGCTCTTTTCATTCCTTGCTTATAACGTTGGTCTGTTTTACGTCGTAATGACTTTATATTTGCTTTTAGCTCTGAGTCCTTTACTTCTCCGCCTTTTTTTGGTATAATTTTCTTTATGTTAGCAGCCATTGGTTTATTTTTGCTTGGATTCTTATTTGTTGTCTTCAAAGATGACATCTTTGGCTGAATATTCTTTTCTACTCCTTTTATTAACTTATTTCCACCTTTAGAAAGTAAATTTCCGAATTTACCGCTTTTTGCTAGTTTTGTGCCACCTAACATTGCTAAAGCTTTAGGGTCAAACACTGTAGAGAATAATCCAATACTATCAGACAAGCTTAACGCGTTGTTTCTTTGTTCAATTGGAAGTCTTCTAACTGCAGCATTGTTTATAGGTATCAATTCAGATAGTTGTTGGTTAATCAACTGAGCCTCTTTAGGCGATAAAGTATCAATTGCTGTCTTAAGTTTACCATAGAATTCAGTGTAGACTTTCTCGATCGCTGATGAGTCTGCTTCTGGTCTATTGTATGCCCATGCCCCTTTTGTACCAGCACCTCGTTTCATATTAGTTGCATCTACTAAATTGATAGGTTTACCTTTTGTTATAATCTTAGCTTCTTTTTGCAAATCATTAAGAACTCTAGCAATTGCTTTGTTATCACCGAATGTTCTAGCTGTCTTTGACATCAATGATTTCTTTGTTTCAGCGATTACTTGATTTATATCAACTCTTGCATCAGATGCTGCTTGAATATTCTTAAGCTCTTTAGTTAGTTGATTCATCTTTGTATGAGATTTTGCAATCGTTTCTTCAAGACTTCCACCGACATCGTGTTTAGTAATATTCTCTACTTTGAATCCATCTTTCATATCTCTAATCGAAGGTTTGATTACTGATTGTTGTATTTTCTCACCAGTAGCTTTCATTCCTTTGCCAAGTATTGCACTAGGAATATTTCCAGCTGCTTTAAATGGAGCATTCATAGTTTTCTCAAGAGTCTCTGCTCCAGCTGAGAGTGCTTTGCTAGTTGCTTCAGGTAAAATCTGATGAGCCTTTGCAAATTTCAAAATTTCATTAGTTCCTTTTGCAGCGACGTCTTTAATGTATTGAGGAGTAATTTTTCCAATAACTTTTCCTGCTGAGTTCATTAAAGGCTTTCCAACTAAGTCAAAAACTTTACCAGCTGCTGCTCCAAGTGCAGTTTGAACTGCAGTTTCAGTACTGAGTAAATCATTACCTTGTTCTAATGAAGAACCAAGCCCGAATGCAGCACCTCCTGAAATCGGACCAGCTGCTCCAAGTGCCATCGTTTGAATTCCACGTCCAACATCTTTCTTTAAATCGTCACCATCTCTTGGAATAGGAGCAACCATGTCTCCTGCTATTTTCTTTGTTGTTTCTTCTATTTTGTCAATGTCTCCACCCATCAAAGCAGCAGTTGCTTGAATAGGTCTTGCAAGCATCGTCGCTGGTGCCCTTACAGCACTTTTAAGGAATCCTTTAATTCCTCCTGATTCTTTCATCTGAGTGTCTTCTGGTGCATTAGATGAGGCACCAATCTTAGGTCTTCCTGCCCAAGATAGGTCTATTCCTTCGTTAGCAGCTTGTTCATCTAATTTGCCACTTGTAATATGCTGATAAAGAGTCTTTGCAAACTCTGTTTCAGGGTGGCTTTTTGCGTATTCAATGTTTTGTTTTAAGTATGACATATATTATTTTGCTTTTTTCCACACAGTCGGGTCGTATGTTGTCCCGTTAGTGCCATCATCTGCTGGTGGCGGTGTATTAATATAATCTTCAGGAGCCGACCCTCCTAATGATGATTTTCCATAGTTTTGACCGACTCCGAATAGTTCCCAGACTTTCTTGTTTGCTTCAGCAGTTCTCTTATCAAGAGCGATTTGCATTTTTTCAACAGATGACTTAATCGCATTTTTAAATCCTTCTAAACTGCCAGCGGAGACTCCGTTTTTGATAAGTCTTTCAGCTTCTTCGTAGTCTTGTTGTATAGGAGAAGTTCTTCCCATTGTTGCTGCGTTATAACCAGCCATTTCTGCTCGAAGTTGATTTAAGTGTGTTTGATATTTCAATGTGATAGGGTCATTTAATTGCTCACCTGCAAAGAGTTTAGCAAGGTTTTTAACTTTCAACTTGCCGAATTCTTTTTTGTCTGCTGCTTCTATGACGTTTTCAACTGTTCCAAGCAATTCAAGTTCCATAGTCTGAGTGTTTCCTTGGCGTTCAATGTTGTTTTGTAGAACTTCATTAAATGACTCATAACGAGTTTTAAATGTAGAAACATCAATTCCGTTTTTATTTGCCCAGTTTTCTGCTTCTTGCATGTATTGTCTTCTTGCTCCTTCGTTCATTCTAGTAAGAGCAGTCGTTCCTTGTGTTAAATATGAAAATGCTGGAAGAGATAACCCAGTTTGTGCAAGAATACTTCCGCTGTTAGAATCTAATCCAGTAGAATCTATTGTACTACTTCCAGAACCTCCACTTCCACCTGACCCAATAGATTTAACTGAGTCAGCTGCAGTCTTTTGTTTTAGCCAAGCCATTAATTGAGATGAAGTATCAGGCAATGCTAAGATATTTTTAGGTAATTGATTTGCTCTCTTTAATTCAAAGAAGATTGCAGCATCACCAGACATTTTTGAAGTATCTACACCACCAACGTTCTTTGAGATAGTTCCAAGAGTTCCATCAATTTGTTCAGCAGTAGCAACAACTCCTTTTTTAGTTAGCGAGTTTAAAATGCTTGCTGTGTCTGTTAGACCACTAGCAAATTCAGCAGCAATAGCTTTATCTAAATCAGATTGCTTTTTCTCTTCTGCTAGTTTTTGGCTTTGCTCTAAAAGAATATCATTTAACTTCGTAGCAGCATCAACTTTCTCCTTTCTAACAGTAGCAATTTGTTTATTGATTTGCTCCATGATTTTAAAGTTATCTTCGTTTCCTGCTTGTTGTGCTTGAATTATTAAAGAAGCTTCTTTTGTTTGCAAATCAGCGATTTGTCTTAGTCCATATGATGTCTGAGCTTGCATGATTCCTGCTGAAGAGATTGGAGCATACTGAGCCGAGCTTCCTTGCCCAGTAGCACCTCCCATAAGTAGAGCATTATTTACTATGCCTTGTGCACCAGCGTTTGTCTGTCGTTGCTCTGCTATAAGCTGAGTAAATTGATTATGAATATTATCTATAATAGACGCAGTATGAGAGTCTGTTGATGCTTTTAACTGCATTAAATTCTCCATTATTTGCTGATTTCCAGGCGATTCGTCTGATAAAGACATTGGCTTTCCTTTTTTGTCTTTTGGAATCTCACTGCCTGGTGGATAATATGTTTCTCCAATATAACCACCTTTAGAAGTTGTCTCGGACGTTGGAGTTTTGCCATTTACCTCTTGTAGACCCTTTTTCTTACCAGCATCAGTTAGCATTCCTGTCGCAGGGTCGTAGTCAGGCTCTGTTTGAACAATAGTACCGTTAGCATAAACTTTATTTCCGTCTTTGTCAGAAGTTATGCCTGTTTCAGCATATTTCTTTGTCGTCTCTATGATTTTAGGTACTTCTTTAATTTTGTTGTCATTTGAAATAGTTGTTGTAGAGACTTTTTTTGGAGTAAATGTTGGAGCATATACCATCGGCGAAGTTGCTGTCTTTGTAGCAACTTTTTGATTTGTTGGTGCAGGACTTTTTGGCGTCACAAAGGATTTCTTGCCTATTTGGTTATTTGTTATTGATTTTGCTAAGTTATCTATAAATGACATATGTTTTATACTTTAGTTAATGGATAAAGGTGCAGAAATACACCATAGACATCAGTCGATGCTGTGTCGATAAAGATTTTTCCACTCAATCCCAAGTACGCAATTTCTGTTGTGTCCTTGATCGGAATGTACCCAACAGGACACATACCACCGATTGCACCTGTCTCTAATAGATCACAGTTGAATGTTCGTGATCCGAGAGATGTTCCAGTCAGTGTGTATTTTGTCACTGTGACAGTAGGAGCTGAGAAGCTCATAAAATAGACATAAGTTCCATCAAAAGAAATTGATCCGTTTGTGTTTGGTGTTGCAAATGTCACATCAGTACCACTATCAGTGAACGCTGTACCTGACACTGTGTATTTTGACATCGATGAAGATCCACTATTTCCGATATAGAAGAAGTTTGTTGCAGGATCAAAGAATCCGAATGTTGATACAGTGATTCCGAACTCTGACGATGTACCTGTCATCGTAGTTTCGTTTGCAAGGTTCGCAAGATCATATCTTCGGTATCGATGGTTTCCTTCAGCACCTCCGACAGCCTGAAGCACATACACATAGTCACCAGCCACAATCACAGCAGTTGAGTTGTTTCCGTTTGATGGCTGAACCAAAAGACCAGTTGAAACTGAGTGCGTCATTATGTACTGACCTGTGTTCTTGTCTCGTTCGAATCTCTTTAGGGCAACAGCTTCAGTCAAGACAACCATCACGCTTCCATCAGGGTTTGAACCGACACCGAAGATTCCAGTGTCAGCAGATCCTTTTGCGATGTAGTGTCTTTGATAAAATGCAGGATTCAAAAATTGAAATGGGAGTTTTCCTGCTGAGTTTGCTTTTGGAACTTGATTTGATGTTCCCTCAAGTGTCTTGAAGTATAGATCAATCGTAGAGATGTTATTCCAGCCATCAGTTGTGTTCCAATATTTTGCTGAGCCGCTTGCATATCCTCCTGCAGTATTAGTACCAAGATTTGGATGATTACTTGAGTCTGAAGTTGATGTGCTGATTTTCAGCCAGTAAAGAGCCCCAGCTGTCATAGAATATTCTGCAGCAAAGAGAGCTTCAAATTCACCAACTGCTTGTAGCAACCAAGTTGTATTTGAAATTGTGACAGTTGCTAAAGCTGAACCAGTAGGCGAACCAGCTGAGTCTGCAAAGAGACCAACAGTGACAGTACCAGTAAATGTTCCAGTATCTGCTGCTTTGTAAAGTTTTACTCCTCGTATTTTAGTTTTCGCAGGAATAAACGATTGACATAGGATATTTTTATTCCCTGTTGTGTTCGCCATTCCTGTTTCGATAGTTCCGTTTTGTGTTGTCTGAGTCTGGTCTGTTTCTGCAGTGTAAACATTATCTTGAGTGACATATTTATTTGTTGAACTAGGATTTCCTTGAGTGCCAACTAATGCAGCTTTCTCTGATGATGTTGGAGTGTATAGTATTCTTGGGTCGTTGTCTCCAACTACTATTGGTGCTGTTGGACTTGCTGCTGCGACTGAAAGTTTTGTAAATCCATAAACACTATCAGTTGCTAATGGTGTTGCAGGCGTAATTGGGAATTGAGAGAAAGTCCATAAACCTGTAATTGTTTCGTCAGCTGTTTTATTAGCGTATTGTGCAAATACTTGAGGAGCATCTGATAAGATTAAAGTAGCTGTTCCTGAATGAGGAAGTTTGTATGCTACACTCGAAGTAAAAGGATATTTTTTTGATAAGCCTCTTGTCACACCTGTTAGCAATGCTGTTCCATCAGAATTTTGAGTGACTCCTGTAAACGAAATGAATTCAGAGCTTCCTGTTTTTGGAGCGATAGTTGCATATGCAATATCAGTTTCCATATTCGCCATTGTCAACGGAGTGTTAGTGACTGGCTCTAGAAAAGATTGTAAAAGTATCGTAGTATCGGTTGACCCGATAGATGCTGAGAGGATATAAGTTTTTCCACCGACTGGATTGTATTTCATAAATTAATTATATACTATTTTCTTAATTTGTTAATAATAAATGATGCTTGTTGTGTTGATGCAACTTGCATATTTGTTCCTACTGCAAGCAACTCCCATCTGGAGTCAACTTCAGTTGAATAATAAATCTGTTGATATTCAAAAACATGATGGTCTGGGACCATATTGATCGACTTGAATTTTGTTAAATCTGACTCATCAGAAAGACTTTCAGCAGTCTCATCTCCTAGACTATTATCTCCTAGACTTGCATCTCCCATAGAGCTTGTCTCTGTAGTAAACAAATAAGCAGGACGATTAATTGAAGCATCATGAACTGGTACTATACTCACATCTTTTGCTCCTTTGTAGTTGTAATTTAGTTGCAAGTAGAGTTTTGACCCTGGGTCAATATAGCCTTCTGTAAAATTCTTATCAAAGTTAATAAGACCTTGTCTCCTACCTCCTGTTTTATAAGCAAGAGCAGCTACTGAGGTATATGGTATCGCTTCGTCTGAAGGACTATCGTCATGCCATTGACCAGTGTCCCATAATTGATAGACCTGAGGGTTAGCATTTGAATAACCATATACTACACCACCGATATCATCTACACGTGTTATTGACCACGTCATTGGTGAGTGCCAAAGTCTTTCTGCTACGACTGTCCCACTTTCATCTATTGATTGTCTATTTTGATATAAATAAACTTTACCTGATGTCGGTGCAGTTAAATATGAATATTCTCCAATGCATTTAAGTGCTCCACCAGTAAAGTCTTCTGCAGATAGTTCTGTACAAATTTCTTGAGACAATGAAGGATACTGTGGAGTGAAGGCGTTGTTAACATCTCCGAAGAGTCTTAATTGATTGTCTTTTGCAAGATAGATTAGAGAATCACCAACAGTAGCAATAAACTCATGAGCATAAGCTGCTTGAAGTTTTGCTACTGGTTTGACATCAACATTTGTCTTCTGAGTCAAAGTTGTTCCAACAGTGTAGTCTTCAAAAGAGATAACAGCCCATTCTCCACTTCCATAACTGATATGAGCTTTTCCTTGTCTGACACCGATTCCATTTAACGACCCGTCAAGAGTCAAAAGTTCTGGACTACCTGCTACTCTTGGAGTAGGTACTGTGTAATTAGTAAAATCTAAATTCTCTGAAATATAACAAAGTCTTGAAGTGTATGAGCCTATATAAACTTGGTTGTTGATTACTTTAATGAATTCAGAATTGAATCCGGCTGAAGGCAATGAAGATTCTGTTAAAACTGATTGGATAGCTACTGTTCCGTCTGCAATTGCTGCTGGGCTAGGAGTCACTCCCGTCAGAGTTGGCGTCGACTCTCCTCCTGTATATGTATATTCTACTCCACCAATCATGATTTTCTTTTCTCCTGATGTAGTTGAAAAGCCTGCTTGCTGCCATGATATTCCAACATTTCTTTTTGTTAAAGTATTTGATGATGGAGATGCTGCTGTGACTATCTCTATAGTACAACCTGTTCCGCTTCCGCCTGTTGTTAGTTTTCCTGCACCCGTTGTGTATCCACTTCCACCCGTTAAAATAAGAATAGCAGTGACAGCACCATTACTATCTACTGCTGTGACTTCAAGAGTACAATCTGTAGTTCCACCAACGATAGTTAGCACATCATTTACTTCGTAGTTAGCTCCTCCTGCTGTTATTCCAAGCGAAGTAGCCACTCCACTAAGACCTGAGACTTCAGCAATTCCACCAGACCAGTGTTGTAAATCAGAATCTCCTTTAACGAACAAAACTCTATCTTTTTGCTCTGTTTGATTCCACCATTTGTCAAATACATATCGAGTTTTAATTAAATTATCTAAAAGAGTATAATATTGTCCATTATACTCAACTCGAAGTGTTCCTTTTGTTATTTCAAGCGGCAGAGTTGCACCCCATGATGTATTCCACACAAATTCAGATGAAATAGGTGAATAAGTAGTATCAGCGTCGCCTCGTCTTTTCATTCCACATCTATTTCCAACTGTTCCTGACAATGTTTTATAAACATTTTGAGAACCTTTAACTAAATACAGTGCTTTCTGTGGCAAAGCAGTTTTATCAGTCGCTGAAACGTATGTTTTCCAGTTTTCTAATATCGAGAAATCAAAGTTTTTTGCTAATGCTTCATCTGACATATTATTCGTAATAATTTCCTATTGTTCGTAATTCTTGTGATGGATTATCGCCACGATAATGAGCATACAGCCCAATATTATTTCCATCACCGTTTAATTTCCTATTTAAGTTTAATAATGTCGAGTCAGTTGCTGCTCCACCTGTTTGTTCAAGTATCGCTATTGCTGATTCAAATTCATACAACGTATACGCTGATAAATTCAAAATTATTTCATCTGCATCGTCAGTAATCGATGTTTTAGCAGTAGAAGATGCTGCTTTAAATATCGCTGATGATTGAAAAATAACTTTGCATGGGTATGGAAATGATATCCACATGCCTCCAAAGCGAACATTTGTAATTCCAATTGTAGATTCGTACCCTACTGCAATATACGTGACTTTAGTCATGTCAGGTGAGCCTACTTGAGTTGCAGTTGCTAAATCAAAAGCCATCAAAAAGAAATCATTTGAGGCATTTGACCCTAAGAACCCAGTATCGTTCGAGACTTCATAGTAGTTTGACGAATCAGAACCTATTCTAATCAGAGTATCAGTCAATCGTGTTGCATCTGTGGTGTAAATAGGTACAAAAATGACTCCAATCGCAGTATATGTTGATAAATCTATTGATGTTATTGTCTTCGAAAGGATAGCAGTCTGTCCAACGTTCACTGAGAACCTCAAAGATGCAGGACTTTGATAATAAACTGATATGTCTTGTGCTAATGCATAGCCTCCTGCTGATATTGACCACCCAGTCGTAGCATTCATTGGGTCTAATATGGCTTTGTTCTTGACTTCTGTTGATACGATTTGAATAATAGGTGCGCCATCATTAGAATCAAATGCAACCATTGTCCCGTTTGCTAATCTATTCTTTGTTCTATCGAATTCGTCACCAGGTTTCTTATAAACGAAATCAAGGACAGTTCTATCTGTCCCCACTGGCTTCACATCTATTATTTTAGTACCGTATATTCTATCATCACAAGGGTAATCATAGACTCCCGAGTAGAGAGTGATTGCTTGTGTCCCTTTAGCTTCAGGAATGAAAGCATTTGTTATGAGTACGTTTGCTGCTCTTTCTAACGCGCCGTTTAAATTATCAACAGTGCCTAGATCGATTCCAGATAGAATTCCTGAGACTGAATCTTTTAAGTTGCTGACTGTTTTTAGTGACATATATTTAATCTATTTTAACGAAAAATGTAATATCGATTGTACCTGAGATTGTGACATACCCTCCTGTTGCTAACTTTGCTGGATAGTTTTGATATCCAACTGCTGCTGGAACAGATGCTGCTCCTAAATATGGAGTTGTCGCTGTTAAAGCATCTGAGACTCTGAATGAGCCACCCGAAATAGAGTTAACATAGAAGCCAATAATCTTTCCTGGTCCGCTTAATATTTGACCAGACGATGATAAGTTAACTGGTGTATATCCAGCTTCTGTGACTTTTAGATTTGCATTCACATCGACACCTAAGTTTGATGTTGCACCTGCGGTTAATGTTTGTACGAGTTTGTTATAAATTCCTTTCATATATTTTTTATAATTAGTTAATAATATTATCTTCCCATCTTAGCCCCCATAAGAGGCTAAGTGGAAAGACAACTATATCAAGTGGTATTTCACAATACAACTTGCTGTACCAGTGCCTGCTGCAAAGTCTGCAGTTTTAGCACCAATATAGACTCCTTTGCCTACAACACCAGTAGCTGCTAATGCACTTAAGTCTTTAGGGACTCTCACAGTAAGCACTCGAGCTGTTGCTCCAGTAAGTACTGTTGCTGCAATATCAGCATGTAATGTTGTACCTGCTCCATTTGCAGTTGAATCGTATTGTAAGTTTACAACACCTCCACCTGTAAATTGAGTAGCTGTACCAGTTAAGTCGAAAACAAAGCTATCAAGAATTATTGCCTTTGATGCAACTGCAGGGATTATCTCCACTGAGGTTGTATACATAGCTTTAATTTGAGTTGCTGTTAGAGGGACTACTTTTGTTAAAATAGCTCCTCCGTTAACTAGTGAGAAAGAACATGATGAAGCAGTTCCAATGTTTGTATACTCTTCACCTGTTGTGGTGTCAATTAATTGACAGCCAATTGCATAACCAGATGCTCCTGAAGGAATATTCGCTGTCGAACATCGACATAGAGTTGTATTCCCAGCACTATCGTGATTAGCAAATTCAACGTTGCTTCCAAGAGTTGTCGTCCAATGATTTGTTCCTAGCTTCATAATTTAGTGATTTATTATAATAATTGCATAAATCGACTAAAATTATGCAGTTAGACCAGTTGAACCAACAAGACCTGAATATTCGATTGAGTCAACTTCTTCGCGGGCTCGCATCTTATATTTGTATTGGTCATTTGGGTCAGTTTCCCATGGAATTAACTTAGTGAAGAAAGCTTCTCTTTCAAAACGAGTAATACCATGATTTGAAGAACCGATGAAGTGAGCAGTTGTAGAAGTCGCATCTAAGAATGGGCTGTAAACAACTTTCATTCCTGGGTACATTTCAGAGAAGTAGTTCAAGTCATTGTTTCCTGTACCTGCACGTAGAACTGATTTTGCAACTTGCATACCAGTGTTGTGTTGGATTGAGGAAGTCAAAAGGAATTTTGGCTCATAACCCAATGTCACACCAGTTTGTGAAATCTGTGTTCGTAGTGAGTTAATTTCAATGTTTAAATTACTATCATTCAAAGCACCTGTTTCTAAGTTATCAACAGTATCACCATTTTGGTTAGTATGTGTGTTTGAGAACACATATGCTCCATCAATAGTTGTTTGAACAGTAAAGCCTAAAGCATATACTGCGAAAGCATTTCTATCTCTAGAAGCACCCCAAGTTAATGATTGTTGTTTAACTGCTTTGGACACTGCAGACAATTGCTGGTCATCCATGAATGTTCGAGCAATAGGTAAGTCTTTGTTAAAACGTGCAATCAAAGTTGTCTTTGGTGCAGCAGCTGAAACAGTGACATTTCTATTTTGTGAATAATCATCGATTGTCTTATCGAAGTATCCTCCACCACCGATTACTGAACTAACGACTGCCGCATTTGATGCAGAGTCTTGTGTGAAAACTACTGGGTCAAGAGCTGTTGCTTTTCCTGTGACTGCCATCTCCATTGATGCTTCATCGAAAAGTTTGTCCAACGCTGTCTTGACTAGTATTAAATTTGCGCCTGTATCTCTATCCATAAATTTAAAAAGATTAGATTGATAATTATTCTAGCACTGTGCATGAAGATGAAACAGCGAAGTAGATTAATGATGACCTGTAATCGCCACCAAGAATTACTACCCCGTTAGTTGCTGCATCTGATGCTGCTGTATCGATCGACCATACTGTTGATGTCAAGTCAAAAACAACGCGCTTTGCATAAAGTGCATCAATTTCTGCTTGAGTGTCAGCTGCTGTTGCTGACTTAGCTTTTGCCATGTATATTTGACCAGGAAGTGGCAACCATAGAGAAACAGTTCCGGCTGCTGCTGCTGTGTCTGTTGAATCAGACTTTGCAATACCAGTGAAACGTTCTGAGGTTGTTCCTTCTCCGTCCGCCATTATAGCGACTGCTCCAGATGAACCAACTTTTGTAGGCTCTCCAGCTTTAATCGTTGTTGCACCACCAGATGCTACGATTGGAGTTGTAGAGAATTTGGATTCAATTGGATTATAGAGTTTTATATCGTATCTCATAAAATAATCTGTAAATTAAAAATAATAATCTACAAGACACTTTTGAGCTTTTTACTTCCTAGTAGCGATAATTTGTGCTTTCGTCATATTGAAAGGTGGTCGAGTAAATTGTAGTTCTTGTTCGGTCAGCTCGTCATTAGGTGCATCTCCTTTGCGAGGACCAGAACTACCAGTTGGATGTAGCTTTGCTACTCCCTTCCTATCAGCTTCTTCAAGAATTTGTGCATTCTTTACTGAGTTGACAATTGCTCTAGCATGTTTCAAATCATCTTTAGGATTACCAGATGGCTGAATAGTATTTTCGATGTGATATTTAACTAACTCTCGTTCGATAGTGTTTTCAATTTCATCCGCCATAGTAAGTGCTGTTTGCACAGTACTCTCTTTTTGGAATTTCTTGAATTCGCCAATTGTTAATGGCTTGTCATCTTCATCAAGAGGTTCATCATCATCGCCGTCGTACTCATCACCAAGTTCTTCCTTCAGCTGTTGTTCAATACGCTTTTTAGAAAACAACAGTTTATCGACTTTAGTCCGCTTCGGCTTATTTTGAATTCTTTCGAGTTCATTTTTCAAAGGGTCTTGTTCGGTAGTTGGGATTGGATTTCCGTTCTCATCTACCTTTGGTGCATCATCGGAAGGTAATGGTGCTTTGTCTTTTATTTCTTCCTTTTCGTTTTCATTCATGTTATCGCAATTATTAGCTTGCGGTGCATTTTAGTCTCCTTTATTGGCAGGAGGTGCCGTACATTAATAATATATACCGATTCTTTTGAAATGTAAATAACTATGTTAATAAAGTTAACAACTTCGAACGTTCTTGTAAAACCCAGATGATTGCTTTTGACAACATCAGCTCTTCAAGACTCGTGGATTTATGAACTCCAAGCTTGATTGCATTGAATAATAACTGTTCAGAAATTAGTTTCTCTGCAAAGTTATTTTGCAATGCATCCAGACCGCTTTTAAGTACTCTTGCTTGGTCTATGTCTAAAGTCCTACCTCTGACAATTACAGTGCCATCTGGTGCAAATTCAAGAACATCAGCAATAGGTATATAGCTTATCTTATCGATAATTGCTGTCTGTAGCTTCAATCTGTCCTGATGAGACAGTTTTTCATCTTTTAAAGTTGTTATTAGTTCATCAATCATAATTATTCATCGTCTTCATCTTCTTCTATTTCAGGTGCAGCATCTACTTCTGTACGAGTAGTTGCTTCTGCTCTTGCTACTTCAGGAGTAGCTTCATCTTCTAACATGTTATTAATAGCATCTGCAGTCATTAACTCTTCGTCTTCTTTAAGAGCGACATCGATTCGTGGATTCTTTGGTTGCTCTTTTACTTTCTCTTTAAAAGTCCTAATTAGACCTCCAAATGAAATGTACTTTGCTTTGATTTCTTCTTCACTTCCATTGCTAACAGAATTGATAGCTCTTTCAAGCTTAATCAAGTTTGCTGCCCATGGATATTTCTTATTTACTTTTATTGGATTTGGATTCATTTGATTTTTTATTAGCTACTGCACCATCTGCGGCGCCTTTATAATTTTTTGGGTTGCCTCCAGTTGCGACAAACTTATGCAATCCCATTTTTTGTTGCTTTTTCATAATTATTTTTTCTTCCAAGACCTTGTTAAGTCTCGGTCTGTTTTACCAGTAATTGCTCGACCAAAGCCTTTGCCTAAGTCGGCATAGACATCTACAACTTTCTTTGCTCCTTTGCTAACTTTAGCAAATCCTCGCATTCCTTTTGCAAGTAATTCTTTTGCTGTCATTATATTATTTGTTGTGTATTATCTTGAGGCGGTTCGACCACTCCACCAGGCTGTTCAGCTATTTGCTGATTTGGCTTTCTTTTAAATTGGTCAGGGTCTCCATCTGAGAACTCTTCAAGAACGAACTTCTGAACAACTGCTTCGGGGTCGATGTATGGAAGAACTCTTTCGTCCATCATCATGTTAAATGCTCGCTCTTTTCGTAATTGGTCAGTACCCATTGACCTTGAAATTATCATATCAGGGTCTATAAATAGAGAATACTTATGTCTTGCAAATCTGTATGGATTTACTATGTACACTCTGTCTGTCGTATTGAGACCTCCTGCTTTTTCAAACAACTCCCATTCAAGTTCATCTGCTTGTTCAGGTGTTATATGTTCTCCCATTAAGTCAGATGAGAATTGAATCTTGTTTGTGATATCCTTTCCGCCTTCCTTGCCTTGAGTCATCAGTGTTCTGAATTTCATTCGCAATGCTTCAGGAACACTATCATCAATATCACCTACAGTAGTATGCATTATTATATCATCAATCACAAGCAATCCAACATCTGTAATTAAATTAGCAATCATTACACCGAATACTCCGAGAATAACTTTAGCATTTTGTTCTGCTTTGTTAACTGCATATGCTGTAATTCCTTTCTCTGTGATTCCGGATTGAGACTTGTCTTGAGTACTTTCAGACATATCATCCTCTTCTTTTCGCATCATGTTTAAAGCTGCGATAAGATTAGGACCGAGTTGATAAGGTGTTGCTGTTGCTCCTTGTGGCATTCCAATCGTTGCACCAGGCACCATCACTGTCTGGTCTGCTTTAGTCATCCCTGTTAAGAACATAGGTTTGATAACATCAAGGGAAGTCCCGTCAAATGCTAATTGATGCATACGATTTTGTCCTGCATCATCCCAGAACTCTTTGAACGCAGCTGATTTATAGTAATAGAACTTTCCATTTGGGTCAAGCGGTTCGAATCCTGTCTTTGCCCAAGGATAGACTGGAATAGTTCTCCAAGCATCTCCAATCTTTGCCATTCTTCTATGTTTAAAAGGATTTTCATTGTATGGGTCGCAGTTAGGTAAATCATTACCCATGTAGACGCCACCAACCCAAGTCACTTCTAAGTCTTCAGGTCTGTAGTAGAACGTCACTTCTTGAACGTAATTAGCATCTGCTTCAGTCCAATCTATGTCGTATAGCAAAGCATTCTCTTGTCCTGCCATCACTGTTCGTGTAGTGCCTGCTTTAACAAAATCAAATGGGTCGATTTCTTTTCCATCATTCACCATCTTATACTTTCCTGAGTAAATCTTTCTTGCTTCATCCCATGAAATTCTTCTGACTTTAACATATCCAGGTTGACGTTGAACATCAAACGTAAAGTAGTCAAACGGCAATAGTTGGTCTACTGGTAATAGATTTAGATTCGTTCCAGAAAGTAAATCATCGACTACTTCTTCGATTTTAAATGTACCGTCTTTTTGTTTTACTTTAATTCGTTGTATTGCTTCAACATACTCTACTTCTAAATGCATAGCAGGTGATACGAGTGCTGATGTTATCATGAATAAGAACTTAATTTCATAACCTGCTTTCTTTAAATGATTCTCAATTTGAATACGCATTACCTTTGCTGTTGTCTTGTCTTCCTCGTCCTCTTCGTTATAAGCATAACAGAATGGGTATAACATTCCGGCTAACATATGCGCTAAGATTCCAATAATCTTATTACGTGCTGTATTCTTTCTTCCCTTCCATTTCCACTTTTTATGCTCTGGCTCTGCTACAATACCGACGTATGCTCCGAAAGTCTCTTGGTCTTTCTTTGCTCGTTCTAACAAAGATAGTCCATCGAATTCATCAAAAGGTCTGTGCTGAAGTCTCCACGCCATTTCATAGTCGCCTTGACATTGAATAAATAGTTTCTTAACTTGCTCTGATGGCTGATAAGTCGATGGAGCTAGTTTGTTTCCATTTCCATCTACTGGGTTGCCATCTTTATCTGTGACGATTTTGTTTATCATTTTGTTTGTGTTAATTAATATTAGTTAAATAATATACCTGTGCTAATAATTTGTAAACGGTTAATCGTGATATGTGACCTTCGCAACTCGATTATCTCTGATGACTGACTTCATTTGCCATGCTATGACCACTGCAGTGAGTAAGTCGAAATGCCTCGTAATCTTTCCAGTTGTCTTTGATTCGCCTAAGTCCATTTCAGTATAAGTCTTCATTTCCATTAAGACTTGTTTGTCGTAAATATGAACTATACCGTCGTTATAATCACGTCTAAAATCCATGAACATTTGGTACTTAGTTCGAGAATTAGTATGCCAACCGAGTTTAATGCTCTCTGTTTCTTTTATCTTTGTTCGGTCTATATGCTGATAGATATTCTCATATATGTTCTTTAATGTGATTACAACTATGCCGCCTGACATGTTATTCATTTCAGGAGCCACAACACACGACCCGTATTCATTTCCAATACGTGCTAGCTCATACGCAAATAACTCAGGCTTAATCAAGTTTGAGTGATATGTTGTTATTAACTCTCCTGTCGTGAAATCAAAATTAGCTAACGCACAAGAGTCAAGCTTAATCCCTTCTGATGTATCTGCTCCAATTCCATAACGATGATGAGAAATGTAGCCGTTCCAGTACTTTGTTTGACCGATGATAGAAATAGGCTCACGGCAATTCTTTAAGTCGTTATCGATTCTATCAATGTCAAAGAACTTTCCTTCTGACCGAGTTGGGTCGCACATGTACTCTCCATAAAAGTCATTAGCATCTTTTCTCAACTGAGATATCTTCAAAGCATCATACATTTCAGGCCACGTTGGTACTCCCTCTGACTCTATCGGTGTTATCATTAAAATCCTATTAGTCTTGTTTATAAACCACTGAATGACTCCATATTCAGAAATATAGTTCCCTAAAACCATCCAAGACCCATCTTTCGATAGCCCTGCAATAGCTTCATCACACTTTCCTATTATACTCTCAGTAATTGCTTGAGAGCTTATTGATTCTCTATCCTCAATGTCGTCGAATATACTCCAATCAGGACGATACGCATCTTGAAGATGTCCTCTCTGAGTTTGGCCAACTGTTCCGGCTGTAAGTTTAACTCCACATTTAAGAGTAAATGAGTCCATACGCTCCTCTCGCTTTCTATCTCCTTCACGTTCAAACACATCTCCATAAAGCCATGAGAGTTCTAACATCATATTGTATACGTCAGTCACTATCTGCTTGGGATTCTTTATATCTCTAGAGTTTATCTTGATATATCGTCTGAAGTGGTCGTTGTCGTTTAATAAAACAAAAGTTACGAAGAGCTTAGTGAGTGAAGTCTTTGAGCATCCTCTGAATGCTAGATTGATAAAGTTCTCTCCTCTATAAGAGCGTATCATCTTTAAAATCATCTTATCATGAAATTTAGGAGAATCTGCATGTATATATCTCAAGTAGTTTGCTCTAACGAAGATTTTGAACTTCTTTAAGACTATCTTTCTAGGAGTCTCAGAGTTAAACGAATAAAGGGCAATCTTTTCAGGATTGGACCCTTTATGTACTATCTTCTTTATGTAGTCGATTGCTTCCATTAGATTTTATCTAAAGCGGCATCGATTTTCTTTTGAGTAGTCTCTTCGACTTTAATAGGACTACCATCTGGACCAGAATGCTCGAATCCTTCTCGATATCCATGCTTAGTCAGTATCAATTTCGATATAGTCGAGTTATATGTTCCAGATAAGCCATTATTCAATAACAACTCTGCTTGTTTTGCTCGTAATTTGTTTAAGACGCGTAAAAAATCAGGATGAACTTTTTCCCAAGTGTATATATCGCTTTTTGGAATATCTAAATAAACAACCAATCCTTCAATACTTGGAAGTTTCACTTTGAATCTTTTCTCATGAGTTAAAATAGGTTTTCCTTCTCTATCAGTAGCATCTATATATTCATATGAGTCAACACATTCTGTAATGTATTGTTCAACTTTATCAATCAAGTCTTCTGTATATTCAGTTGGTCTTCCTCGTTCAGCCATATTATTTATCTGTGAAAATCCAGTGTATCATTAATCTAGGCTCTATTGAGAGATTCTCTATTGATGATAATGGAATTTCATTAGCATTTAAATCGACTTCTTTTAATAACATTGTATCTACCTTTTTCGAAAATTCATCCATCTTCTCAGCAGGTACTTCAAAATTTATCTTATCATCTTTCATTTTACCGTATGATTTGATAACTTCGAATCTATCATTTTTAAATTCTTCAAATGCTGAGTTAGCTTTATCGTAAATTCGATTAATCCAATATGCTACTTTTGTTGGCATCTTAACTTCTTTCAAAGCATTCAAATTTTCTAAGTCTTCTACTATTTGTTTTAATGAGATTATCATGATTAGTTATTTTCCTCTTTATTATTAATATTACATGAACAAGATTGAGGGTCTCTTGCTGCAATTACGATATTAGTGGTGGAGAAAGTTCCCCCGATTTCACAAGCATTTTTCAATGCTGACTTCAAAACTAAATATGGGTCTCTTACCCAGTCTTCAATAACGAATCCTTCAGGTGCAGTAGACATGATTTGATTATAAACTACTTGCAAAGGTCTCTTAAGCATGTATGTTTCGTCCATCCTGTCTGCTATTTCTTTAAATGCTAATCCTGCTCCACGAACAGTTCCTCCTTGAAATGCTAATCTAACAGCATTCACAGCATCATCACATTTATCTTTTAATCTCTTTCGTTCTGTTTCTGTCTCTGCACCGACTTTAAGAATAGCTGCTCCATTTTCTAATTGAGATATTCTAGCAAGCAATGCTTTCTTTTCAAAATCTGAGACTGCTCCAGAAAGTTGTAATTGTAAATGTTCTATTCTTTTAGCTACTCTTTCTTTTGCTTCTTCGTTATCTGCTCCAGTTATAATTGCATCGTATCGTTTTGCTACAAGTTTTTTACATAACCCGATATCAGTCATAAACATATCGTCAAGTCGATTTTCTTCTACTGCAATATATCTACCACCAAGGACAGCTTGCAAATCTCTCATGATTTCGTCCATGTTAGTGTACGGGCAATTTATTGGGTACAGTCTAACATTTGACTTATGATTTTCCATACATTCCTGAATTGATTGGCTTGAAAATGCTCTTGCAATGATAACAATGTCACGTCTGCCAGTTGCTAAAATCTGATCAATCATTGGCTTTAGTTGGATAATTCCTTCAATGATATGAGAAGTTAAAATCACTGCTGCTTCCCCAACTTCAAGAGTTTGCTTCTCTATGTTGTTTATCATTGCTGAAGTTCCAAAGCCATTATCAATACGAATTCCTTTAACATATTCGATAGAACTCTTTGTCTCTGCAGTTTCTTCTGCTACGATAATTCCGTCTTTCCCGATTTTCCATTGCGCTTCACCGATAAGTTTAGCTAATGTTTCATCTTCGACTGACACCATTGCTGAACTAATAAGCTCTTCTTCTGTCTCAATCATTTTGATTTCTTTCTTAAGTTCGTCTTCTACGAAAGTTCTTTCTTTAGCAAGAGTTTTAATTATCTCAGATGCAGTCTTTCTAGCCATGAAAATATTTTCAGTTGGTAAAAGTCTTGTTGCTTCTTTTATGATTGCTTGACCAAGAGCTGCTGATGTAGAAGTTGCATCACCAACTTCATCGTTTGTTTTTGCTGAAATTTTATGAAAAGTTATTGCTCCTCTACGGGCAAATTCGTCTTCTAAAGATAAACAAAGCTCTTTAGAAATTTTAAATCCATCGTTTGTTATTACATCGCCTTTTTCGATGGACGCATTTAGACCATATGGGCCTATTGTAGACTTAATTGCATCAGCAACATAATCTGCTCCAGCGATGAACAGATTTCTTGCTTTGACACC